TGAAGCAAACTACGCTATAAAAACAATGCAGGCTGAGGTTGAAGCTAAGAGAAGCTTGATGGAGTTAGAATTTCAGTATAACATGCAACTAAAAGGAATAGAGGTTGATGGTATGTTGAATAGAGACAAAGATAAAGAGAAGGCTAAAGATAAAAGAGTTGATCTTCAAGCCACTAGACAGTCTGAATTGATTAACCAAAGAAAAAATAACTTACCTCCAATTGATTTTGAGAGTACTGAAGATTCGTTGGATGGATTTGATTTAGAATCTTTTAATCCTAGATAATAATGAATAAAAGAACAATTAAAACAACAACAAAAGATCCATTGAGATTGACTCCTAATATAATTGGCAATAATGACTTTGTAGATTTAGGATTAGGGTTACAAAACAATAAATTATCAGCAAATCTAAACACATCTTTTTATAAGGGTGGTATGGGTAGTAGGATTAATGCAACATATAATGTACCGATTAATAATAGTAATTTGTCTTTTGGAGGAGGTTTAAGTAAGGATACGGGATCACCATTAAATTATGATTTTAATGCTGGACTAACTATTCCAATAGCCTTAAAAACAAAGAAGAAAAAAAAATTGTAACTTTGTAAAATATTAAATTAAATAAAATGGAAGGTGAATTTAAAGTAAGAGCTGTTGAGTTTGAAGAAAAGTCAGCAGTTGAGATTGAAGAAAAATTGCTCAAGGAACACGAAGAGAAATTAAACCCTACAAGTGAACCACAAGAGCAAGTGAATATTGCAGAAGTTCCTGAGGCAGATATTGATGAAAATAAAATCATATCTTACTTAGGAAAAAGATACAACAAGGAGATATCATCTCTTGATGATATATGGGAACAGAGACAGGAAAATGAAGAACTACCTGAAGATGTTTCAGCATTCTTGAAGTATAAAAAAGAAACAGGTCGAGGGATAAATGATTTTATTAATCTTAGTAAAGATTATAATTCAATGGACCAAGACTCTTTGCTTTTTGATTTTTATAAAGAACAAAATAAAGAGCTAGACTCTGATGATGTTCGTTGGGAGATTCAAAACAAGTTCTCTTTTGATGAGGACTTTGATGATGAAAAAGACATAAAAAGAAAACAAGTAGCAAAGAAAAAAGAGCTTGCCAAAGCTAAAGAGTATTTTAACAACTTAAAAGAACAGTACAAAGTGCCACTTGAGTCAGGTGATTCTTTTGTTCCACAAGAAGAAAAAGATGCTTATAGAGCTTACAAGGAATATAGAGAAACCACAACTGCAAGCGAGCAGGATCAGGAGCGTAGATCTAAGTATTTTGCTGATAAAACAAATGAATTATTTTCTGACAAATTTGAAGGTTTCAAGTTTAGTATAGACGAAGATAAGAAGTTAGTTTACAAGCCAGCTGAATCGCAAGAACTATTGAAGGAGCAGTCTACATTAAAGAACTTTATAAACAAGTTTTTAAATGATGATGGCTACCTACAAGACGCTGAGATGTTCCATCGTTCTATAGCTGTTGCCTCTAACCCAGAGAAGTTTGCCAAATTCTTTTATGAAAAAGGTAAGTCTGAAGCGGTAGAAGGTGTTGCAAGAGAGTCTAAAAATATAGATATGACTCGTAATGCAACGTCTATAACACCTCCTCAAGGGTTTCAGGTAAGATCGGTAGAAGCGGATCGTGGAAATAGATTAGTAATTAGAAACAATAAAACTTAGAAATTATGGCTGGATCAATAGCAGCGAGTCCAGGGGTAGCGATTACTCCTAGCTCAGTAAAGGCAACATTGCCTACAAATTATATTACAAACTTTCAATTCTTGAATCAGTATCTACCTGATACATATGAGCAAGAATTTGAGCGTTACGGTAATAGATCAATCGCATCATTCTTACGTATGGTTGGTGCAGAACTTCCTTCTAACTCTGACATGATCAAGTGGGCAGAACAAGGTCGTTTACATACAAAATATACTGGTGTATCTGTAACAGGAGCTGTTGCAACAGGATTGCAAACATTTGACATTGGTACTGGTACACATGTATTCCGTCTTGGTCAAACAGTTATATTATCTTCAGCTTCTAATAATAAGTTAGAAAAAGGTATTATTACTGCAATACCTAACGCAGATCAGTTTACTGTTGCTTATTACTCAGCAACAAGTCCTGGATTTGCTAACCCTACCACTGATGTCATTGCTTTTGTATATGGTTCAGAATTTAGAAAAGGTGAAGGTGGAATGGCAGGAAGCAACGAATCACAAGATTTATTCTTTGACAATAAGCCAATTATCATTAAAGATAAGTATGCTGTTTCAGGTTCTGATATGGCACAAGTTGGATGGGTTGAAGTAACTACGGAAAATGGAGCAACTGGATACTTATGGTACATCAAGTCAGAGCATGAGACTCGTCTACGTTTTGAAGATTATCTAGAGATGGCAATGGTTGAAGGAGTTCCTGCTGAATCAGGTTCTGGAGCTGCTACTGCACTTAATGGTGCTGCTTACCCAGGTGGATCTACTTTAGCTGTAGCTGCTGGTACTCAAGGTATGTTCAGTGCTATTGAAAGTCGTGGTAATGTATGGTCTGGAGGTAATCCAACTGCATTGTCTGATTTTGATTCAATTGTACAACGTCTTGACAAGCAAGGAGCTATTGCTGAAAACGCATTGTTCTTAAATCGTCAATTCTCATTCGACATCGATGATATGTTAGCTTCACAAAATGCTTATGGAGCAGGTGGAACTTCTTTCGGTTTGTTTGATAATTCTGAGGAGATGGCGTTAAACTTAGGTTTCTCTGGATTCAAGAGAGGTTATGAGTTTTACAAGACTGACTGGAAATACTTAAACGATGCTACACTTCGTGGTGGTCTTGTTGCTGGTAACATCAATGGTGTTTTAGTTCCAGCTGGTACGATGAATGTATACGATCAAGTTCTAGGTAAAAATGCAAGACGACCGTTCTTACACGTGCGTTACCGTGCATCTGAAACTGAAGACAGACGTTACAAGACTTGGATGACAGGTTCAGCAGGTGGTGCTGCAACAAGCGATTTAGATGCAATGGAGGTTCACTTCTTGTCTGAAAGAGCTTTGTGTACACTAGGTGCAAACAACTTCTTCTTATTCAAGTAATAGGATTAAATCAAGAGAGGGACATCAGTGTCCCTCTCTATTTTTTTTAAAATAAATTAAATTATATAAAATGGAAACAATTAAAAGAGTAAAATTAGAGTCTAAGGACAGAATCTATTTATTAAAGAGTGATACAACTCCCTTAAGTTATTACATAGCATCAAAAGACAGCCCAAGAAAGAGGCTCCTTTATTTTGATGAAGAGACAAACATAAACTATCCGCTTAGATACGCAAGAAATTCAAAGACTCCTTTTCAGGATGATCAAGATCAAAACGTTATATTAGAGCCAGTTGTATTTGAGGACGGTGTTTTAAATGTACCAAAGACAAATCCTGTCTTACAGGAATTCTTATATTATCATCCAGGAAATGGAACTGAATTCTATGAGTTTGACAATGAAAAAGACGCACAGGAAGACGTTACTATGCTATACGATCAGCTTGACGCACAGATAGCAGCTAGAGACTTAGATATATCAGTACTAGAGTCTGTCGCTCGTTTGTTAATGGGATCAAATGTTGAGTCAATGAAGACTACTGAATTAAAGAGAGACGTAATGTTATTTGCAAAGCGTTATCCACAAGAATTTATGGAGGCTGTTAATGACCCATCACTAAGAATCAACAATATAGCTGCAAGAGCAATATCTGATGGCTATTTGATTTACAAGAACAATAAAAAAGAGATATACTTTAATTTCAAGGACAATAAAAAGAAGTTGCTTACCGTTCCATTTGGAGAGGATGCACTTTATGTACTGTCTTCATACTTTCAGTCAGATGAAGGTTTAGAGTTGTACAAACACCTTGAAGATAAGTTGTCAGAAAATTAGTATATTTGTACTTTACTAACCCATTTAAACTTTTTAAACAATGGAAAAATTTTTAAGTATCCCCGTAACAAATCAACAAGTACAAATAGTATCTGCAACAGGTATTGTATTAATTGAGCAGGAAACAACAACAACTGTTCACGTTCATTACAAATCATCTACAGGTACAGATGTTGTAACAATTACACATGCTACAGCAGGAGCAGGTGATGAAACTATGCGTGATGCAATTCAAAATGCAGTTATTGCTGCATTGCAAACGCCTTGGACTCATGTAGCTTATACTGTTGCAAACTTACCTTATGAAGTAACAGGTATTGCTATAGCTTAATAGCAATCAATCTAAAACCTAAGAGGCACTTTTTAATTAGAGTGCCTTTTTTTGTTTATCTTTGTAAAAATACTTGCAATGATAAATGATGTTAGAAATACTGTTCTGTCAATAATAAGTAAAGACAATCGGGGTTACATTACTCCAGAGGAATTCAACTTATTTGCAAAGCAGGCACAGCTTGAAATATTTGAACAATACATATACTCTTACTCCAACTCAATTGTTAAGCAGAACGCTAGAATGTTTGGAGAGGGATACACAGATGTTCCAAAGAATATGGGTGAGGTGCTTGACTCATTCTCTACGCTTGTAGCATTAACTTTTTCTAACCCAAATTTTCTTTTACCTGTAGATTTTTATTACCTAGAGAGGGTAATGTATAATAACACTATTGAGGTAGAAAAAGTTAGCCAAAGAAAAATTCAGGCCTTATTAAATTCAAACCTAACAGCTCCTGACGTAAATAATCCAGTATACACAATGAGCGATCCTGGTCTAGTTGTATATCCAACAACAATTTTAACGAATATTACAACTCAGTACCTAAGATATCCAAAAGATCCAGTGTGGACTTATGGCTCAATCACGGCTGGTCAACCAGTCTTTAATCCAAGTGATGTATTTTATCAAGACTTTGAGCTACCATTAAGTGATTTTTCAGGTTTGGTAGTTAAGATATTACAGTACGCTGGAGTTTCAATTAGAGAGATGGAAGTTGTACAGGCGGCTAAGTCAGAAGAGATACAAGACTCACAACAAAAACAATAGTAGATGTCATATATAACTAATTACCAGTACTATAAAAATAACGGAACTATCCCTGAAGATGAAAATTGGGGTTCATATCAGTACGTTACTCTATCTGACATAGTAAATAACTTCATACTAATGTATGTTGGTAATGATAAGCTAGTCAACAATGTTGATAGATATACAATTATTTTCCATGCAAAGAGAGCTATACAGGAGCTTAACTATGATGCACTACGCAACATAAAGGTTCTAGAATTAGAGCTTGGAACTGATCTAAAAATGATCATGCCTCCAGACTATGTTAGCTACGTTAGAATGTCAATGTTAAATAATGGATTTCTTGTTCCATTGGTTGAGAACAGAACCGTTATGTCAGCTACGGCTTACTTGCAGGACAATAACTTAGACATTGTATTTGACTCTAACGGAGAGGTTGTAACAGGTACATCAAAGCTTGACATTCTTAGGGGTGAAAACATGTTGTACACTGGTGGAGGAATATACAATAATCAGATGGGATACTGCTGTGATGGTCAATGGTACTTTAATTATAGCATTGGATCAAGGTATGGCATGAACACTGAAGACGCAAACCAAAACCCTAAGTTCACAATCAATAAGGAGTCTGGTGTTATTGATTTTTCATCTGGAGTTGAGAATGCATTTATTGTTCTTGAGTATATTTCAGACGGAATGGAGAATGGAGACTCAACAAAAATATCTATAAACAAGTTAGCAGAAGAGTACGTATACAACTACTTAAAGTGGGCTGTATTAAACAATAAATTTGGCGTTCAGGAGTACATAGTAGCAAGAGCTAAAAAAGAAAAGACCGCAACACTAAGAAATACGAAAATTAGATTAAGTAACATGCACCCATCAAGAATATTAATGAGCTTGAGAGGGAAAGATAAATGGATTAAGTAATCATGGCAGAAAGTAAGAGAACATTTGTCGCT